GTGGTGAGAGTAGAGAGTTATCTATTATGTTTACCGATGTTCGTGGTTTCACCGCAATATCAGAACACTATGGTGTTGATGTTCAAGGTCTAACCAAGATTATGAATCGTTACATGACAGCAATGACTGCAAAGATTATTGAGAACAACGGAACACTAGACAAGTACATTGGTGATGCTCAGATGGCATTCTGGAATGCACCACTTGATGAAAAGAACCACGCCAAGATGGCTGTTAAAACCGCATTAGAAATGATGGAGAGTTTAGATGAATTTAATAAAGAGGTTGTTGCGGAAGGTATACCTGCCTTTGGCATGGGTCTTGGTATTAATACTGGCATCGTTGTTGTCGGCAACATGGGTAGCAATCAACGCTTTGATTATACTTGTCTTGGGGATTCTGTCAATCTGGCTTCGAGATTAGAAGGACAGAGTAAACCTTATGGCGTTAAAATGGTTTTAGGACCAATAACCGCAGAACAGGTCAAAGATGAATATGATGTAATGGAGTTGGATTGTATTGCGGTGAAAGGCAAAAAAGAAGGTGTAAAAATATACACCCTCTCTAAAGAAACAAAACAACACAAAGAGTTTTTACAAAATTACTATTCAGGTCATTGGGCAGCTGCTTGTGATTTGATAGAACCTTGTCAGAAAGCTAATCCAGAAATGACAGATTATTATGAAGCAATGTTGGAGAGAGTTGGTTCTGGGATTGCACCTAAAGATTGGGATGGTACATTCAGAGCAACTAGTAAGTAATTATCTACAAACTCTAGTGCTGCGATTCATACGATAATATGGATCCCAATGATATGACCAATAACACCTAGGTGGTGGCGGGTGTGGTCTATAATAGACTGGAGGTGGAATGTAGACCGGTGTTGGTTGCACATATACAGGCTGAGCTTGTACATAATATGGATCAGTAACTATACACCCTGATAGTGTTGTCACAACCGCTAATGCTAGTAATATTCTTTTCATAAATTATCCTTCACCTGCTGCAGCAGTTTTATTATCATCATCGTCATCATGGATTTTATTGATTTTTTCTTCAGCTTTCATACGTTCACGGTCAATCGTTTTACCACGCAGGTGTAGTACAACATCAACTTTTTGATTTAATCTAATCAAGTCATTATCAAGCATACGGATACGGTCAATCAAAGCGATTAGAACCGTATTTGCTTCTTTTAATACAGGCTTAACTTCTTTAGTAGCCCAAGTCCACACAAAAAATATCATGTAACCCATACCGCCTGCAGCTACAATTGGAAATCCATATTTGTTAATTAGTTCAGCTATGTCCATTTTCTTTTAGTTTTCTAAATGTGATTACGTTGTCAACAATCTCAATAACGAATTTGTCACCATCTTTCACATGAAGTTTTTCTGCTAATAATTCTTCATCCATCCTAACACTACCATCCTGCAATAACATAAAAGTATAATCAAAAAATAACATCAATCTCTCCGAGCATCATTTTTACCATCTGCTCTGGAAATCCTGTTTACATCAGGTTTTAATCCTAAAGCATTTGATACGACCATATCAATTCTGATAACATCATGGTTCATGGTTTTTACACGATTATCTAAAGCTGTAATGATACCAGATAGACCTTGAACGGAACTCATAACACCTGCCAGAATAAATTTCAGGGTCAGAAAGATAAAGTACCCACCAGCACAAGCTGCGGCAATGGGAAAACCTACTTCTGCTACTAATTTAAAAAAATCCATATATTACCTCTTATTTTTGACAAAAAAATGTCTTGACAATACTACCTATTTATAGTAGGATGGTTTTATAGAGTAAATAGTACTGTTGCATAAAAACAACACTATCCAAAAATTGTCTTGTATAAAATACAGTATTGTGATATACTGGTACAGTAAAATCAAGGAGAAACTATGTATCCCGAAGATGACCCGCAAAAACCACGGATGATCCGGTTTATAAGATTGAACGGAGAGCAGTTAATGAAGTTCGTAGGTGAATTACATGAAATGCAAATAGAAATGGTTGAAGAAGCTTTATCGGCTTCAGATATGCAAGAATCGAAAGATGTTATCAAATATATTATGGAGAAAAACTGATGATCCGTCAAAAGAAAGATGTTTACGAAAAAGTGATTGACCTGACCGGCCCTGATGGGAATGCATTTGCCTTAATTGGCTATGCCACAAAATTTGCACGCCAATTGGATTTGGATTCTACCCAAATCCGTGAGGAAATGATGGCAGGCGATTATGAGAATTTAGTAGCTGTTTTCGATAAGTACTTCGGAGATTATGTGACTCTGGAGCGATGATGGAAGATGGCGTTTATATTCTAATCACAAAAGACGGTTACCGAGTTACCTATTCTGAAGATAATTATATTTACCTCTACGGTTCATTTAATGATGATACGATGGCCTACGATTTAAATCCGGTTGTACTAAATGAAATGTTTGGTAAATGTGCCGTGTTTCCTGATGCTAAGTCGGTTTTAAAGGCGGCTAAGTACATAAGTAAAACGGTACAAGAAACGGTAAATGGTATTATGTTCATAGATTCCTATGGCAAATATACTTATGAGGAATTATTGAATGGCAAGGCAAACAAAAAACTCGGCGGAGATTGACCGCATTTTAGGCAAGTCAGCTGAACCTAAGTATGAGAAATTGGAATCTCAAAGTGAGATTGCTGGCGCTTTGAATTGGTATCAATCAAACAAAGATGCCAAAACTGCGGCTAAGTATATTGCCGACTATGCTAAGAAGCATAAAATCCAAGGTAAATTGGATACTAGCAAGACCTATGTCACAATAGGTTTCTTGTGTCGTATCGTTACCAGTGGTACAATCTTGCCTGAAGCCACGGTCGGTAATCTCAAACAAACCGTTGCCGAGTTAATGTCTCTGGATGAATCCAAAACAGTCGAGGACACGAAGAAAGTTCCAGTAGTGACTATACAAGACCGACTAGCGGAAAAAGTCTCTGAAGTCGCAGGAGAGTTGGAGGGTGCTATTGATGATTACATTACTAGCGGATTCTCCAAGCAAACCTCACCATTCGGCATTATGCACGATAGGGTTAAGGCAATGCACGCTACTCGCCTGATTGAAATCTTCCGTAAACGTAGAGCTGAATTTGATGAAGTATTGAGCACCGATGATTCTTTATTGAAAGAAGGTTATTCCAATTTCAGTAAATCAGAATTGAAAAAGATGGTGGCATACTGTGATTTAATTATCACCGATTCTATGAAATTAAGTGAAGCATCCAAACTTACAAGAAAACCTCGTAAGCGTAAGGCTGTATCTGCCGACCAATTGGTTGCAAAAGTCCAATTCTGTGAATCTAATGATGAATTGAAATTGAAGTCGGAGTTGCCTAAGACACTTATTGGTGCAACACAGCTATGGGTGTTTAATGTTAAAACTAGGAAACTAGGTGTTTATCATGCTCTAGATGCTAGTGGGTTTAGTATCAAAGGAACAAGTTTGCTCAATTTTAGTGAAATGAAATCTGTGCAAAAGACCTTGCGAAAACCAGAGGCAATATTGCCTGAAGTTGTAAAAGGGTCTAAGGTGTTCTTGCGTAATGTTATTGAATCGGTGAGGGCGAAAGAATCTTGCCTCAACGGCCGTCTGAACCGTGATACAATACTATTGAAAGTTATAAAATAAAACTAGGATCATTATGATTATTTTCGATTATAATCAGGTAGCAATTGCTAACTTGATGGAACAAATTGGTTCTTCTAAAACTCCCGTTGACGAAGTTTTGGTTCGCCATATGATCCTCAATACTATACGCACCTATGTGAAGAAGTTTAAAGAATCACATGGCCCGGAAGTTGTCATTGCCTGCGACAATAGGAATTATTGGCGCCGTGATATCTTTCCTTATTACAAAGGACTCCGTAAGAAAAACCGTGAAGCTTCTGGCCATGATTGGGCTTCTATCTTTGAAGTATTACATAAAATCAAAGAAGAATTGAGGGATCATTCACCATATAAAGTGCTTGATGTTGACACAGCAGAAGCTGACGATATTATTGGTGTATTGACAAGGCGTTATTCTGGTACTGATAAGGTGATGATTTTATCCTCTGATAAAGACTTTGTTCAATTACAGAAATATCCAAATGTTGACCAATACTCACCTATTATGAAGAAGTTTATCAAAGAAAATGACCCAACGGCTCAATTGAAACAGTTAATTATTCGTGGTGATAAAAACGATGGTATTCCAAATATCTTAAGCGCTGATAATGTAATTGTTGATGGTATTCGCCAGAAAGCAATTACAGAAGTAAAGATTACTCAATGGTTGAATCAACCACCTGAACAATTTTGCAATGAAGAAATGTTGCGTAATTTTGAACGCAACAAAATGCTGATTGACTTAACTAGGATTCCCGAATCACTAAAACAAAGTATCATAGATACCTATGAAACTACGAAGGTTCATACTAAACAAGAATTCTTGAATTATATGATGGCTTATCGTTTGAAAAATTTAATTGAGGTTATCCATGAGTTCTAATCTGTTATATTCTGAAATATTTGAAGAGTTTGATAAAGCGACTACCCGTGAAGCTCGGGTTGCAGTTTTGCGAAAGCACGCTGATCCTCGGTTTAAAGAGTTTTTGATTATGGCATTAAACCCTCATGTTAAATTTGATATTGAAGCACCACCATATCGGCCTGCTGTTGAACCAGCTGGTTTAAATTTCGCATACCTTGATAGTGAAATGAACAAGATGTATAGGTTCATCACTAATCATCCAATGAAAACAGCGGTAACGACCAAGAAACAGGAACAATTGATGATTGTTATCCTTGAAGCTTTACATAAAGATGAGGCTGATTTGCTTGTTCGTTTGTTGAAGAAAGATTTGGGTATCAAATACCTAACTGCTAAAATCTGTAAAGAAGCCTTCCCTGAAATTGACATTCCGGTGTAATTATGAAAGTAGCTGTTGTGACGCCAACAATTGGTAATCCTAAGTTTAGTGATTGTGTTGAAAGTGTAGATAAACAAACCTACAAAGACCTAACTCATTATGTGTTCATTGATGGAATGAAATATTTTCCAACGGTTGAAAAGATGATTGATAGGTATAGTAAGGTTAAAGTCATCGCATTAGAAGAGAATGTTGGCAAGGGTTGGTACGGGCATCGTGTATTCGCTGCCTGTTCTTTCCTTGTTAATGCTGATATCATTTGTTACCTTGATGAAGATAATTGGTATGATCCATGTCATGTGGAAAAACTAGTTAATAAAATCAAAGAAGGTAACGATTGGGCATATTCTCTAAGAAAGATATACGACAAAGATGGCAAGTACCTTTGTGATGACAATTGTGAATCACTAGGTAAGTGGCCAGTATACTTTAATGACCAAGTACACCATATTGATACATCATCATTTGCAGTTAAGCGTGATGTTGTAGTTAAAATTGGCCATTCATGGTATGCACAATGGGGTGCTGATAGACAATTCTTTACGAATCTAAAAAGTCATTTCCCTAAGTTTGCTTGCACCAATGCACACACAATGAATTACCGACTGGATGGAAATCCTAATTCAGTTACCAAAGAGTTTTTTGAAGAAGGTAACAGAATCAATAGTGAGAAGTATAATGGTAGTTTTCCATGGGTATCAGACAGAACACCGCTTAGTGTTGGGCCAGGAATTACAATTTTAACTTAATGAATTCTCCAAAATCTAAATAATCAAAAGTGATAGGAAAAGAATGAAACACGGTTATGTGAAAGAAGAGTTTTTACCAGCTGAAGATAAAATTCAGCTGAAGTTTTTAGAAAATAGTACCCATTATCTTTCTGGTGATATCGAAGAAGATAACATAAAGAAAGCTATACAATGGATCATGTATGAAAATATGTGTGATTATGTGAAAGATAAAGAATTGAAGTTGTATATCAATTCTATGGGTGGTGAGTTATATCAAGCATTTGCTTTGATTGATATTATGCGAACCAGTCAATACCCTATTGTGACGATTGCTACAGGATCTATCATGTCCGCAGCATTTCTAATCTTTGCTTGTGGAACAAAAGGTAAGCGGTATGTGTCACCAAACACCGGCATCATGTGCCACCAATTCTCAGATGTTATGGAAAGTAAGTACCATGATATCAAAGCAGCAATGAAAGAAGCCGAATATTGTAACGAACGAATGATGGAAATTTTGCGAGGTGCCTCCGGTCTGGAATCTCGTACTATCAAATCAAAACT